GTACCATGTCGGCATCACCGAAGAAACTCCAGTGCCAGGCAGCGTTGTCGATCTTCCATGCCTCAGCATGTGACTCACGCAGGAAGTCAATACTCATTGTCTTGAGTTTACCCATCGTGGCGACTCTAGGACCCATCCAGTTGTCCTCGCAGAACAGGTTCAGGTAATAATAGAACACAGGACCACGGAGAACATAATGGTTCTTAGGATCAAACCACTCACTCAGTGCCTTGATTGCCTCGGGGTTAGCAATCTCATCAGCATCACTACTGATAATGATGTCATCATCCTTAGCAATGTCTAGCAGACCATAGATGGCATTGTCCTTGTGGAAGCAGGCACGCTGATAGTGTAGTGGAAGTTTGTGAATACCATAGTCAACCATATTTCTATGGTAAGGAACACCAGACCAGTATTCTTTTAGATCATCATTGTCATCAATGGTGACATGATGAATGATCTTATCCTTCCACTTAGCAAAGCGTTCCTTATTCTCTTGGAAGTAAAGTGGTTTCTCCTTACCGGTAAAGGTAATCGTTGCTTCATTGATAACAAAATAATCTACAACATCACCAAGGATTTCCATCCTCAGTTCGAGTAGATCTAGTTCATTATAGAACGTAAAGACATCAAATACTTTCATAGTTAACGTTGAGTGTCATTCTAATATTTTTAGATGGTGAAGAACTGGAATGAAATGTTTTATATCCCGAAAAGACAATTAACTTTCCACGTTCTATGGGTTCTCTATGGATTACTTCTTCACCATTAAAGAAGAAAGTATCTCCATCAGAATCATTTATGTAGTATAGAGCAACTAAGTGAGGAAAATCTTGATCGCAATGACTGTTATGTGGTATGCCATATTTTTCTGGGTTAGGATAATGAAGTGTAATATGTGCTCTTATCTTTTTATCAGAACTAAATCCATATTTTTCTGGATTTACAGCACGATCAAACCAATCCCAAGGATATTTGCGGAACTCTGTACGATTTATTTTTCCATCATTTTTAATCATACCATAAGAAAAGTATGGATTCATCTCCTTCCGCAGAGGATGATCACTGTCTCCATAAGCACAGTCAGCAGAATAAAACCAAGGAGACTCTAATGCTAGTCTTTCAATAAGATCGACAACTTTTTTAGGTAGTCGGGTTGTATGTAAGAATAAATCGTCTTTGCTCATCAGAGTTCTCCCACTGACCTGGTTTTATATAGTCTTCCCCCATAGGCATGAGATGGACTTGTACATCGGTGCCGTTAAGCATTTCATAATTTAGATGTTCTGTCATATGAACATCAGTACAATAGAAGTTCTTGATATTACTACTACACAAAGCAGCAGCAACACCAAACGTTCCCACACCAGAAGTCGCTAGGTTTTCTGCTGCCATTAGTGTGGCAAAGTCAAGTTCCACTGTCGTAGACTGAACAATAACCTTTGGGTTCTTCCTCAGTTCTTCGATGATCGGGTTGTGGTTGTCTGGTTCCGTAACAACCAACGCTTTATCATACAACTCAATGAGTTTGTTGTAAAAATAAAGAGGATTAGGAGCATATTGGACAGGATTAGGAGTCCCTTGGTCAAATACATCTCCACTACGAATATGAATGACAATAGTGTCATCACCAATAGGATCGACCTTCGGTGTCCGTAGATTCGGTTCCACATACGTCTGGCAATAGCGACGCATGTTCTGATAAATGTAGTCAGTTGGAATGTTTGTCTCTTTGTAGGGACCCTCCCAGTAGAACCACTTCGATGATAGTTCTCCAGTGCCCTGTCCAAACGTTGTCTGGTGCTTTTCGATAATCCCATGCTCTAAATCCTGTGTGAATGTGGATTTAAGAATGTCCGCCGCCATACATGCTACAGCACATTGCTGGATGTTATTACCCAGTCTCCCATACCAATGTGAGATTCTAACCATCGATAAAAAGATCCCTTGCTTCTGCTTGGTTAGAAATAAAAGGACCCCAGACGGTCTCAGGAATGACCTCTGGGTCTACCCACCAGTCTTCATATGGATTACTACCATTACACACATCACCTGCTACCAGTTGATATCCAAGATTCTTCAGGAACTCCCTTGACTCATCACGCCACTGACCACCATCCTTGTAGATGTCAGTCTCAAAGGTGATGACAGAGAATCTATACTCATCATGAGGTAGATTCTTAAGTGCCTGTAGAGTAATAGAAGGTGGTTCGCAGTCTACAGAAGCATAATCAATACGCTTTGTACGCCACTTAGCATCCTTAAATGCCTGCTTCCAATCAAAGGTAGTAGCATCTGCCGCATAGCATGGTTGGCTACGCTCTTTGTTAAAGAGGTTGACCATGTTACCATCAATCTCAACGGAGATACCCTTCCAACCAAACTCAGACTCTAGCAAGACTGTATTGTTTAGGTTAGAAGGGTGGTTAGAACCGATCTCAATATATTTTCCAGTCTTCTTTCCCCGAAGCATAGTAAGGGCAAAGAGATCTTGATATGCCTGAGACCAGTTCATACTAATCTGGTCTGATCTAGGGAACTCATGACGGAGAACGTCCGTCGTAATGCTATACCGTGTGTTCATCAATCCAATTTTTAATATCAATAGTGGGTTCCCAGTCCAAATAATAACTTGCTTTGCTATTGCTGGCAAGTGTTTCTCTACACTCACCAAGACGTTCTGGGATGAACTCTACATCATCAGAGATCATGGCAGCGATCTCGTTAACAGAATAGTTCTTACCGGTACCAATGTTGATCGTTTGGTAACCGCCAATAACACTATCTATACAAGCAAGGTTTGCCTTTACAACGTCCTTCACATGAGTAAAATCACGTCTCTGCTCGCCATCACCAACGATAGTTAGTGGTTCACCTAGCTTCTTCTGCTCCAAGAACAATCCAATTACAGGAGCATAAGTTCCTCGTAGTGGTTGACGTTCTCCATACACATTAAAGTATCGAAGTGTGACACACTGAAGACCAAATAGATCTGTGTACATCTTACATAGACCCTCAGCACCAATCTTAGATACTGAGTATGGATTCAGTGGGTCAGGGATCATATCCTCTTGTAGAGGAGGTTTGTTCTTCAGACCGTATGAGGATGATGTGGAAGAGTTGATCACTTTCTTAACACCTGCTTCACGGGCAAACTGTAGAACAGTGGCAGTGCCGAGAACATTAGTCTGTACACACTCAATAGGATTCTTTAGTGCGGGTTGAATCCTAGAATGTGCTGCTAGGTGGAACACATAATCCACACCATCGTAGAAAGTCCTCGTATGTGGATTACAGATAGACTGCTTTACATATGTTGCCTTATCATTATAAAAGAACTCTTCATTGGCAGTAGAAGACTCATCATCAATGACAACGACTTCATAACCACGATCGACAAGTCCATCCACAATGTGGGAACCGATGAACCCGGCTCCCCCAGTTACCAATACTTTACTCACTTGCTGCTCCGTTGCGATAGGGGGCGTTGTAGTTGTCCTCCACAAACTTCTTAGTGATCTGATCGTTGATCCACTCGTAAGTCTTGCGGATACCTTCCTCTAGAGTCTGACTGTAGTCCCAACCAAGTTTCTCGCGGATGAGATCGTTGTTGGAATTACGACCACGGACACCTGTAGGTCCATCAATATGGATTTTTTCTACATTCTTATTTGCTACACGAGCAGCAGTCTCTACTAGTTGATTAATAGTGACCATTTCTTCTGAACCAATGTTAACAGGACCCACAAAGTCACTGTCCATCAGTCTTCGAGTCGCCTCAATGCATTCATCAATGTACAGGAAGGAACGAGTCTGTAAGCCATCTCCCCACACCTCGATTGCTCCACCCTGTGTCGGGAGGTAAGCGACTTTACGGCAGATCGCAGCTGGTGCTTTCTCCTTTCCTCCCATCCAGGTCCCTTGTGGTCCAAAGATATTGTGATAGCGAGCAACACGAACAGGAATACCGTGATTACGCTGGAAAGAAAGGTAAAGTCTTTCGCTAAAGAGTTTCTCCCACCCGTACTCCGAATCAGGGTTAGCAGGGTACGCAGACTCTTCACGGCAATCGGGGTTGTCAGGGTCTAGTTGGTTGTGCTCAGGGTACATACATGCCGAAGAACTGTAGAAGATCTTGGTGTGTGTAGTGCCCTTAAGTTCGTTAAACTTATGCTGTGCTTGTAGCAGGTTTAGATTGATGCTGGCAGAGTTATGCATAATGTCAGCATCATGCTCACCCGTAAAGATATAACCGGCACCACCCATATCAGCAGCAAACTGATAGATCTCATCGAATGGTTCTAGGAACTTATCTACAATCTGTGCGTAGAAGTTACCTTGATATCCAGCAAACTTAATTAGACGATCTACCCAACTATAGTCACGTAGGTCGCATGTGATGAACTCGTTTGCCGCAGACTTCTCGAAGTCGGGATGCTTTAGGTCAGCACCTCTGACCCAATAACCTTCTTCGCGAAGGCGTTTTACCATATGGCTGCCGATAAACCCACCGGCACCAAGGACAAGAGCTCGCTTAGTGTAATTCATACTGGGTGGTGGAAAAGATTCTCTTTAGTGTACTGGGTAACGACCCCATCTATGTAGTCTAGCATAGGTTCAGTAATAACTGGACTGGAACCTAGGAAAAATACATCATCTAAGACTCTAGATGCGTTGGGATAGTTTCTATAATCTTCTAGTCCTCTATAAGCAGGGTGCATCAGCACATTACCTGCGAAATAGTTCCTAGTTTGGATGTTATGTTCCTCTAAATATTTTACAAGGTGGTGTTTACCGTACTCGTAGACGATAGGAACACCAAACCAACTTGTTTCTGCATGTTCTTTCTCCTCAATAACCCTCGCACCAGGGATCTTAGAGAAGATCTCATGAAGACGAGCTTTGTTGCGACGACGGATAGCATGTATCTCGTCTTGCTTCTCCAACTGTACGAGACCAATAGACCCTTGCAGGTCAGCAGGTTTGAGGTTGTATCCTTGAACGCCAAAGACATACTTATGATCGACATCCTTGTCGTACCCTTCCAACCAGCGATCAAATCTGTTACCACAGACACCGTTGGTCAGTTTATTCTGGGCTCCTACACAGAAGCAACCACGACCCCACCAGGCGTAAGATCTAGCGATCTGAACAATCTCCTCAACGTTAGAGGAAACCATTCCGCCTTCGATCGTGCTGATATGATGCGCTGGGTAGAACGAACAAGACGCTGCGATGGCGTGTTTGGTAAGGAACTCACCTCGCCACTTGCTACCCAAGGAATCACAGTTGTCCGCGATGTAGTGAATGTTGTAAGCGCGAATAATCTTGATAAACTCATCAAAGTCATAGGGATTACCAAGGACAGGAGAAGAAAAACACGCCCTAGTCTTGGTGGTAATCTTGGACTTGATCTCATCTAGATTCCAGTTCAGATCATCGTAGTTTACATCTACGAATACAGGTTTCAGACCGTTCTGAATGATGGGATTGATCGTGGTAGGGAATCCACAAGCACAGACGATGATCTCATCACCATCTTCCCACTGGAAATACTTCTTTAGAGCAGCAATCATCACCAGGTTGGCAGATGATCCACTGTTCACCATCACACTGTGCCCAAACTCAAATCGCTTTGAGAAGGCACGCTCAAATTTATTCACCTCTTCACCAGCAGGCAACCACTTACCGTTTAGAAGGTTAGTGATTGCTGCTGTTACTTCTTTGTCATCCCAATACGGACCTGAGTAATAGATAGGTTTACCAGGTTCCCAATCCTTATTGGCAAGGTATGGGAATAGATCTTCACCTTCTGCCCGCAGGTTGTCAATAAACCCCGATACCTTTTCGCTTATAGACATAAGTCTTTGACAATAAATTCGTTCGTAATGTGTTGCTCAAATCCAAGAGACTTAAGTTTAGTAGTGTCCAACCAGAAGTCACGACACTGAACATCTTTGTGAAACTGAGGAGGATCCATGCTCGTGATCTTTCCTCTTGACTTTATGTAGTGGTCGGCAAGACTGATAATCTCAGACACTGTGGTCGGTTTACCAGACCCAATGTTGTAGATCTCATTTAACTCACCCTTCTCCATAACAGTCCAGATGGCACGACATACGTCGTCAACGTGCATTATATCACGACTGTGTGATCCATTGTCGTAGAGTTGGATGTCACGACCTGCTTTGAGTTCGTTGATCATCCAGCACAGTGCGTTCTTCTGACGAGTAGC